TGCCCACCTTCAAGTTGTGGATTGTATAGCCTTGACATAACCAGAGTGTCACGAACTTTGGAGAGGGGAATCTTTACTCCCCAAACCCGTGACAGCACTGGCCCGTCAAACCCGATGATGTTATGTCCAACAATAACGTCATGTGAGTCAATCAGTTCTTGCAAACCAGTTGAATCAAGACACACCTTATCGTTAGCAACACAGCACCATATCGTATCGTGTGCGAGGTTGGTCTCAATGTCGAGTACCAATACCTTCATTACAACTCCTCTTCATTTATCTCACTCATTCTACCAGTCTCACGAGAATAAAGCAAGCTACATGCAGGGCCAGTGATACCACAGAAACGATTCTTAAGCACTCGCACTCGTGTGGTGTTACGTTCCTGTTCGTCATCAGCCTGACCGTTACGCTCCAATCCAATCACCATGTCAGATAACTGAGCAATAGAACCAGAGCCACGTAGCTGTGCCAATGAGGTAGCCGCACCCTCTTCATGTCCCTTGGACTCAGGACGTTTGAGGTGTGACACCACAATCAGAGATACACCAGTCTCTTGTACAAGCATACGGAGCTTGGTCATGATCTCATCTATTGCTTTTCGTTCGTCTCCACTGGCTTGAGCAGATACCACGATACTAATATGATCGAGAAAAATATAAGTACACCCCAGTCCCTTGGCAAGATACCGGACTCGATTAATAATGTTATCGACTGATGTACTCCCAAAGTGGTCAAAGAGGTACATACGATCAGTACCAAGAGTCTGCTTGTAGGCATCCGTCTTCTCCTCGTCAGTCGCATCTGCGTCAGGTAGATGCAGTGGTTTGTTAGCGGCGAGTGACATGATAGACAGCGCAGTCTTGCGTACTGATTCTTCCAAGAACATCAAGCCGATGTTGTCTGTTGTCTTGTTCAGTATGTGCCACACAATCTCACGCACGAACTGAGACTTACCAAGTCCTGAACCTGCAGTGATGGTGACTAGCTCACCCTTGCGTACACCATAGGTTAACTTGGTTAACCCTGCAAATGGATAGTCAACGTCAGCAGGTGTAACAGGTTTCATCACCTCCTCATACAGACTGTTACCTGCAATGATGCCATCAGGTACATGCTGTTCAGATGCCCACCACTTATCAGTGAACTCCTTCATCTTCTTATGCTGAAGATAGTCACAGGCATCCTTCATACCATCGAGGTGCTTGAAGATCTTAGCTTTGCTACCAAAGATCTCTGCCACCTGTGAAGCGGCACGTTGACCTGCCTCGTCTGAGTCAAAGCAGATCACCACGTTGTCGAACGAGTCGAGCCACTCATACTGCTTGCGAATATCCTTGGACGCGGATGCGGCTCCGTTGCGTACTGATACGACAGGATACTTTGATCCAAGCATTTGGTATGTAGCCATCGCATCGAACTCACCTTCCACAATGGTGACAAACTTACCACCCTTGCTGAACAGGTTCTGTCCGTATAGTACAGCATTCTTCCAGTCACCGTTGATGCGAAAGTTCTTGTCAGCGGTGCGTGTCTTGTAAGCAATGATGTTGCCTTGGCTGTCAGTGTAATTGAAGTGGTACATCTGTCCATCTTTCGCACACTTGTATGCCTTGGCTGTGTCACTGCTGATACCACGTTCGATAATCGTTAGATAAATCTCGTGGACAGTATCTAGTTGTTTGGCTTCCACCTGTACCTCCTCATAGGTTGGTATGTAATCGTCGGACTGCGGGGCTGTACGTGCCTCACAGACAAAGCAATGAGTCCATCCGTCATCGTTGATTGACAGACCATCACTTGATCCACAGTCATTGCATGGTTGGTGCGTCTTTACAAAAGGCATGTTCACTCTCCTTGTAAATGTTTGCGAGCACTGCAAGAGCATACGCTTCTTTTGGATCACAACAATAATCCGAAAGAGATGTTAGCACACGCAAGAGTCCATGTCTGTAAATCAAATCACAACACTCAGTCATCACAATGTGATTGTTGTGCTCCTCCATCGCAATAGTAAATTCCTCAATAGGAATATTTAAATCATTCATCTCAACAGTCCTAAGTTGTTGTAAGAGATAACTAAGATAATAATTATCTCTTACGTATCTCAAGAGAGAATAGTATATCACAAATCATCTGAAGAATCAGGTACAAAAAAATTATTTTCATCACAATCATGCATCAGATCCTGACGCTCGACTGCATTGATTTCACTCTTCACAAATGAGTAACAATAGTTACATAAGTCTATGAATTCATTAGACTCTGCGCTTTTACGAGTGGCCTCAAAGTCAGTCAACTCAGCGTCACATGATAGGCATCTCATGGGTAGCACTCCTGATCAGGTATAAAATTACTACCAGTATAACACAACCAATTAAGAATCTCAAACGTGACTCCATGCACCATTGCGAAAGTTAACAATCTCCCACACTCTCTGCTTGGAGACACCAAAGCGATCCGCGATTGCACGCTGTGACAAGTTAGCAAGTTTCTCCTTGAGCACAACACGCTCTCGATCAAGCTCACGAATCTGACGCACCTGATCTGCTGTCAACTTCGCATTGACTTGTTCTTCACCTCGACGCATACCCATTAGTCTAACTCCTGTTCCATAGTATCTACTCATAATAACTTACCTCTTCTAATTGATTTAAGTCTGGACCTTGCGACTCAATGTCACACCATACAGACCCACCGTTGCGACACCCTGACAGTATCTCATCAGCATGGTTGTTCGCCAAGGCACGAGCAGAACCTGCATCAAATTCAACATCTTGCAAGTGCCAGTAGTCAGGCATATCAGGATAGTTCTTCTCAAACTTCCACGTCGTAGTCAGTTGGTAGTCGTTATCCTCTGAGTCATACCACCAGTGAGCACATCTGTACTCACAACCATCAGTCCATATCATCCCAAGTCTCCCATCACTGATACCTCATCACGAGACATGAACTTGTGATCAATGTCCATCACATCTTCTGCATCCAAGAATGCATCCTGAGATTCTCCATTGGCACGATTGATACCAAGGAACAACACACGCCCCGCATACGGGTAAGGATATATCTCTGGTGCATACCAGAACTCTGTCTCCTCATACAGTCCCTCGTCATTCACATATATGGCATCACCGCCCTCATCATAACCACCACTGCAGAAGATATCACACTGCAAATGCTTGCTGATATCTGTGTAGTCATTCACTTCTACGTTCTCAATAGTCTTGAGATAAGGATCTACTAATACACCTTTCATTACTTCACTCCTGCTATTAAGCCGTCACTCATTGTGACCTGTGCAAAGAACTCACGCCCCTTGTTATCCGTAAGTTGTGGTCTGTTAGATCCTGTCAATACTCCATTGGCCTTATACTCCGGCCCAAACCACGATGTCTCAGTGTAGTTGAGACGCTGACCAATATGCTCACGCATCTCTTTCTTACTGCTGTAATTGAATATCATCATTGTAATCTCCTTAAGGTTAACTTGGTTAACTTGAGCAGTTTAAGGTCATGCTCAGGACACTGGAGGTTAAATCGTTCGTCCAGTCAGAGCAGACAGGTGGAACACAGACACATCCCAACCTGTACTAAACTTACTCTTGTTACATTTCTTCTGCGTCAGTTGCTCGCACCACTGATCCCACAACCGCTTGGTGGAATTGTTGTGTTTGCAAATGTCCACATAGTTCTCGATCTTCTTCATCTTGGTCTCATCTGACAGCATCTTCGTGAACTGAAGATCCTTGATACTGACAGTACGCAAGCGTCGCAAGTTATGCACATCAATACAACCGACACGACCGAACATCATCTGCATCACAAAACCTGCTTTGGCTAGACCAAGGCCCGGAACATTTGTAAGCACAAGCATCATCTTTCGATCACGAATAGTACGATCACTCATGTGAGCACCAGTACCAGAAGACCACCGCTTCTTTGATAGATACATCAACTGATAGTACAACTCCTCGCTGTTCTTCTGCAGATAGTCGTATGTATCTTTCTTCCAACCCCAAATATATTTGGAGTCACGTCCTTTCTCACGGTAATCACGCATCTGCATGTCCATCGTACTGAATGGTGCCTTCACCGATAACACAACAAACATGATACCGTCCATCATATGCTTGTGATCTTTCTGCATGTACGCATTGATCACTGGGTTTACAACTTCGAAACTCATTTGAAATACTTCCTCATAAATTCAGCAATAACATGAGACGTGCAAGCGCACGCCCCGATAAAGCACAACAGGCCAATCCAAAGTACTACGAACTCCATCAGTCCTGATACTCCGGTGTATTCAAGCCCTCGTATGCGTCCATGATGTTACGACAGTGACTATGGAAGAACTCTTGCGAACGCTTCTCAAACTCCACAGCTTCGCTATGCTTGAACACTTGTGATGAGATACCACGCAATGACCAGTAAGAACCACCAACCTGAGTACGCACGCGCAACTCAAAGTTTTTAGGCTCGCTGTTGTAATATGCATATTCGTCAACTTGTGATGGCTTCTTGATACATTCGACCACCTCACTGATGAACACCTTGAGTAAAGTCTCCACTGTAACTTGATTGTTCATGTAACCCTCCAGTAGGTTAACTTGGTTAACTTCAACACAGAACGAACACTGCCGCTCGACTGTGTAAACACAGTATAACACAGCTTGGTGCTGAGATCCGGTGTAAAAAAATTTTATTTTAGACAAAGAAAAAGGGGCTTTCGCCCCTCTCTCGATTACGCCGCTTTCGGTTCGGCTGTCAACTCCTTGAACGCTTTCTGGATATCGGCTTGGTTGTAGCCCTCTTCGTATGCTTTCTCAAGCAATGCGTTGAGTTTTTCGCCAAGGTCCCAAGGCTTCGGTGCTTCTTCGTCGCCTTCGGCTTCGCGGCATAGTCCCGCTAGAGCGTTGATATTACCGGCTCCTTTGAACTCTTTGACAATCATGGTCTTACCTTCGCCATTTTCCCATAGTTCCGGCTGGGCCTGTTGCTTCTTGCGAATGCCTAGTGCGAAATCCAATACGCATTTTCTGGCAGACTTTAAAGCCTTGATTGTCTGCTTATCCTTACCCGCCGCAAGCAACATTGATTCAAACTCAGAGCAATAGCCCTTGATGATATCCTTGTCTAGGTTAACTTGGTTAACCATCTCGACCATGTTCGACACTTGCTTACCATCCGTGGACTCAACAATCAAGCTCACATCAGTATTTAAGAACTTCGCGTAAGACACACCTTTCCCATCGAATTGAATCGCTTCGTTTTTAGTAGTCATTAGACCCTCCAGTCTATATATTTACTATTTACTTTATTTATGATCTTTATTGACCATATGTACATGCTAACAGAAACCAGTCGTGCGTCAAGGTTAACCAGGTTAATCGTTAGATTAATTTGTCATAAGGATCTGGGTTATTAGAACTATTGGTTACATAGGTGGGGTATTAACAGACTTATCCACGGGGTAGGTACTACTTATACACATTCTCTCGCTAGTTTTCCACAGGCAGAGCATATTTATCCACAGGATTGTTGAGTTATCCACAGAAATTAAATAGTTATCCCCAAAGTTATCCACAGGCCGGGGGAGGGCGCACAACATTGCGTCGATATAGTGTACCTACTCAGATACAAAAAAAGGTGAATTTAGGATTTAAATAAGAATGATTTGCATTTGCGTAAGAACTGATTAAGATACTGATTATAATAGAGAAAATCAATTACGCACTGCGGAGGAATACTGCCTGAAACCCGCCGAAGAAGGGAAACTATATTGTAGTGTCAAAATATAACTTGACAAATCCTTAAAAGTATGCTACAATATTAGCACTAAAGAGATAACGCAAGAGAAAAACGCAAGTAGTAATTATTATCTCTTACAATCTCTTGCAATGATTGTTGCGATAACTACAGAGTACTGTATATGACAGAGAATACTCCAACAAAAAAACGAGTAGGAAGACCTCGTAAGTCGATTGTTGAGTCTAAGAAGGCGGGCAAACGTGGCAAACGTGGTAGACCTCCCGGTGATGCGGCGGCAATCAATGAATTCAAGGCGCGTTTGTTAGCCAGTCCAAGATCTCAAAAGGTATTGGATAGTATTATGAACGCGGCACTAGACGATGAACATAAAAATCAAGCGGCGGCGTGGAAGTTACTAATGGATCGTATGTTGCCTGTTAGTTATTTTGAGAGAGATAAAAACACTACAGGTAAATCTAGTGTAAGTATTACGATTACAGGCGTGGGTGGCGATACTGTAATCACAGGTCAAGATGATATTATTGATGCAGAGGTAATCGATGTCGATAACGAAGAATGAACTGATTGAGATTGTAAAAGAAGATCTCGTTCGCCACGAAGGTTACGTTGCTGAGATTTATCTTGACAGTGAAAACCTACCCACTTTTGGAATTGGTCACCTTGTTACAGAAGACGACATGGAATACACATGGCCTGTTGGAACTCCTGTAACTGATGAGCGCATCCTCCAAGTATTCCATGATGATTGTGATGTTGCGTACAGTGATGCGTGTGCGCTTGTGTTAAACTTTAGCTCACATCCTGATGATGTACAACGTGTGTTAGTAAACATGGCGTTTAACCTTGGGCGTAATCGCTTAGGTAAGTTTAAGAACATGATTAGTTATGTGAATGAAGGGAACTACTTGATGGCCGCCAACGAAATGATTGATTCAAAGTGGTATCGTCAAGTAGGTCGTCGTAGTGCAGAGCTTGTTGACATCATGAAGGAAGCAAAAACTGATGGCTAAGTTTACAGTTGAGTATAGAGTGAGCGATCCTACAGGATCAGGTGCAGGTGTTAAAGCAACAAAGCAAATTGAAGCTAAGTCTGCCGCACAAGCTAAACAAATCTTTAATGAAAAACATAAAGAAACTGCGCGAAACCGTGTACTCAATAATGTTTCTTCAACCTCATTAGGTTCTCAAAATCCTCGTGTAACTGTACGTGATGTGTATAGTACATCAAAAGGTAAAGACCCTAAAAAAATGACAAAAATACAACGCATGGCGGCAGAAAGTCTAAAAGACCCGAAGTTTCAAGCTAAATTAAAAGCTATTGGCGGTGGTAGTTCAGGAGGTTCAGTAAAACAAATTCAAGAAAAAATGCTGACTAAACCTAAACTAAAACGTCCGGGCGGTAAGTAATTGGAGCTTAATGTTGAGTTGCTCCCGTGGCAACAAGATGTCTTCAACGACAAAGCACGTTTCAAGATTGTAGCCGCAGGTCGTCGTACTGGTAAGTCAAGACTAGCCGCATGGCAATTGATTATCTACGGATTACAAACTGATCGTGGTCATGTGTTTTATGTTGCCCCTACTCAAGGACAGGCTCGTGACATTATGTGGACTACTTTACTTGAGTTAGCTCATCCTGTTATCAAGTCATCACATATAAACAACTTGCAAATCACTCTCATTAACGGGTGTACGATATCGTTAAAGGGTGCTGATAGACCAGAGACAATGCGAGGAGTTTCCCTTAAATTCCTTGTTATGGACGAATATGCGGATATGAAGCCCAGTGTGTGGGAACAAATCCTGAGACCTGCACTTGCTGACCAGAAGGGCGATGCCATGTTTATTGGTACGCCTATGGGAAGGAATCACTTTTATGAACTCTACCATTACGCCACGTTGGGCGATGATGAGAGCTATAAGGCTTGGCACTTCACATCTTATGATAACCCGCTTCTTGATCCAGAAGAGATTGACACAGCTAAGAAGTCCATGTCAAACTATGCGTTTAGACAGGAGTTTCTTGCAAGCTTTGAAGCAATGGGGTCTGAAATCTTTAAAGAGGATTGGATACAGTTTGATGATGATGAACCTGAGCATGGTGATTACTATATTGCGGTTGACTTGGCGGGCTTTGCAGATGTGGAATCCGCGACGAAAAGTAAAAACAAAAAGCTTGACCAAACGGCTATTGCGATTGTAAAGGTTAATGAAGACGGATGGTGGGTAGCGGATATTGTACATGGAAGATGGGATATCAAAAAAACCGCCAAAAAAATATTCGATGCTGTCGCACACTATCAACCAGTAGCGGTTGGTATCGAAAAAGGAGCATTAAAGAATGCGGTGCTCCCTTACCTTACAGACATTATGAAGTCTGGACAACGATTCTTTCGTGTGGAGGAATTGACGCATGGGAACAAAAAGAAAACTGATCGTATCGTGTGGGGCTTACAGGGACGCTTTGAACACGGACAGATCACGTTAAACGAAGGAGAATGGAACTCTGCATTTTTAGATGAGTTGTTCCAGTTTCCAAATCAATTGGTTCATGATGACTTAGTGGATGCTTTAGCTTACATCGATCAACTTGCTAAGGTTGCATACCACTACGATTATGAAGAAGAAGACTTTGAAATCTTAGACCCCGTAGCAGGATACTAATATGGAATATGAAAACAAAGGATCAATTGACCCAACAAGTCTGGAGGCGTGGGTTATTGATAAGTGCGATTCATGGCGTGACCATTACGAAGCAAACTATCAAGAAAAGTTTGATGAGTATTATCGCTTATGGCGTGGCATTTGGTCTGCTGAAGATACAATGCGTGCATCTGAAAGATCAAGAATTATTTCTCCCGCATTGCAACAGGCTGTTGAGTCTAGCGTAGCAGAAGTAGAAGAAGCTACCTTTGGTCGTGGTAAATGGTTCGACATCAAAGATGACTTTGCTGATGAACAACAACAAGACATGCAGTTCTTACGAACTCAGTTAACTGAAGATATGCAGTTTGCTAATGCTCGTAAAGCAATTGCTGAGTGTTTAATTAACTCTGCTGTATTTGGTACAGGGATTGGTGAATTAGTTCTTGAAGAAGTTAATGAGTTACGTCCTGCAACGCAACCAATCCTTGATGGAGAAATGCAAGCAGTTGGAGTTATGGAAGCACCAAGGACACTTGTTAAGTTGCGCCCTGTCTTACCACAAAACTTTTTGATTGATCCTGTTGCGACAAATATTGATGAAGCATTAGGTGTCGCTATTGATGAGTTTGTACCTTACCATCAAGTAGTCCTACTACAAGAACAAGGTGTATACAACAATGTTCAAATTGGTACAGCACCTGCGGATAGTGATTTAGAACCTGATCAAGACTTAACAGTTCACTTTGATGATAAAGTTCGTCTTACAAAATATTATGGACTTGTGCCACGTGAGTTGTTTGAAAGCACAGTCTATGAAATGTCAGATGATGATATTACTGAAGATGGCCCATCATATATTGAAGCAATGATTGTAATTGCAAATGGTGGAACTTTATTAAAAGCTGAGGCTAACCCTTACATGATGCAAGATCGTCCAGTAGTGGCTTTCCCATGGGATATAGTACCGGGACGTTTCTGGGGTCGTGGAGTATGCGAGAAAGGATATAACGCACAGAAAGCCCTTGATACTGAACTGAGAGCACGAATTGACGCACTTGCGCTTACTGTACATCCTATGCTTGCTGTTGATGCTTCACGCTTACCTCGCGGAAGTAAATTGGAAGTTAGACCCGGCAAGGCCATCCTTACGAATGGTAATCCCGCAGAGATCTTACAACCGTTCAGATTTGGAAATCTTGACGCTAACTCATTTAATCAATCAGCCAGTCTCCAACAAATGGTTCAGATGGCAACTGGAGCTATTGATGCGGCAGGTATTCCGGGAAGTATTAATGGGGAAGCCACAGCCGCAGGTATCAGCATGTCACTGGGAGCTATTATCAAACGGCATAAACGCACGTTGATTAACTTTCAAGATTCATTTTTGATTCCATTTGTACGCAAAGCCGCACATCGATACATGCAGTTTAATCCAGAGTTGTATCCGGTTAAAGACTTTAAGTTTGTTGCAAGTAGTTCGCTTGGAATTATTGCACGTGAGTATGAAGTCACACAATTGGTACAGTTATTGCAAACAATGAGTCCTGAGTCTCCAATGTATCCAATGTTAATTGAATCAATTGTAGATAATATGAACTTATCTAATCGTGAGCAGATTATTGAAGGGCTGCGAAATGCGAATCAATCGCAAATGCAACAACGCCAAGAACAAACACAAATGGCATTGCAAATAGATATGGCTCAAAAACAAGAAAGTATTAAAAATATTCAAGCGCAAACTGCAGAGATTCAATCACGAGTTAAGCAGAATGAAATTGAAAGTCAGTTGCTTCCATTGGATGCAGAGACTAGACGATTGGCTGTTCAAGCTAAAGGTGGGCCTGATGAGGTTGACAAAGAGTTTGAGCGTCGCGCTAAACTTGCAGAGCTTGTACTTAAAGAGCGCGAGATTGCAAGTAAAGAAGATATTGTAGAGCAACAAATGAGGCAAAGTAATGGTAACTAAGCAAGACGTGGACAACATTCTCCAACAGATGAATGCCATATTGCAAAGATTAGATGAGCGAATTACTAGATTAGAAGAGGCAAGTACGAAGCCTCCTACCACAAGAAATACAAAAAGTCAAGCAAAAGACTTGACAAAACAATAAAATTGTGGTATAATAATTGCATTATAATTAGGGAGAAACTCTATTGAGTCCTGAAGATCAGAAGTATTACGAAACTTATTTTGATTTGTTTATACATCCGGGTTGGAAACAATTCCAAGAAGAAATACAAGACATTCTTGATAAATATCGTATAGAAGACATCAAGGATGAAAGACACTTAGCATTTGTTAAAGGAGAACGTGATGCGTTCTTTAGAGTGTTAAGGTTTGAAAACGCAATGAAACGCGCATATGAGATCAATCTTAATGATTAAAAGATTTGATTTCAAATGCACAGAATGTAATCACATTGAGGAACAGTGGGTAGACGCATCTGATGAGTTTGCTACTTGCCCTGAGTGTGGACATACCGCAAAGCGGATAATCTCTAGTATCCGAACACATTTCAAAGGTACAGGTTGGCCTGATGCCGATGATGCGTGGGCTAAGGATCACGAAAGAGCCGCTCAACACTAATCACTTCCATAATGCTAAGGCACGGAGTTTAACAATATGGCACGATTTTTAGAGGAAAGTCCCGAAAGTTTACAAGAAGGCGAAGAATTTGCCCCACTAGAAGTTGAAGAGCAGACTCCTGAAGAGGAACAACCTGCTGAACCTGAAGAGATTCAGGAAGCCCAAGAAGAATCACTTCCTGAAAAGTATCAGAATAAATCTATTGTAGATATTGTTCAGATGCATCAAGAAGCTGAAAAGCTTATGGGTAAGCAATCTTCTGAAGTTGGTGAATTACGCAAAATTGTAGATGATTTCGTTAAGACGCAATTAAACGCCAAAGAAAGCCCACAACAACAAGACGAAGACATCGACATATTTGCCGATCCTGATAAGTACATTGAACACAAGCTATCGAACCATCCTAAAATTAAAGAAGCTGAAAAAGTTTCTTATGCGTTAAAGCAACAAGAGGTTCTTAGTAGATTACAAGCCAATCATCCAGACTACCAAGAAATTATTTCTAATGAGCAGTTTGCTGAATGGATTACTAAATCTAAAGTTCGTACTGAATTGTTTCAACGAGCAGACCAACACTTTGATTTTGATGCGGCTGATGAACTTCTCACAACGTGGAAAGAACGTCAAAACATTGTCAAAGAAACTGCCGAGATGCAAGAAACTGATCGTAAACGCCAATTGAAGTCTGCTTCAACAGGTAGCGCGAAAGGATCAGGAGAAGCTCCAAGTCGTAAAATCTATCGTCGTGCTGATATTATTAAACTTATGCAAAATGACCCTAAGCGGTATCAAGCACTCAGTGATGAGATTATGCAGGCTTACCAAGAGGGTCGTGTCAAATAGCGTTAAGGAGCTAAAACAATGGCACTAGGTACTAACCACGTCACCAATACTACTGCGGCTACTTTTATCCCAGAAATTTGGTCAGACGAAATCATCGCGGCATACGAGAAGGCTCTCGTTCTTGCTAATCTTGTAAACCGTATGCCAATGACTGGTAAAAAGGGAGATACACTTCACATCCCTAAGCCAACTCGTGGCGATGCTTCTGCAAAGGCGGCTTCAACTCAGGTAACTTTGATTGCGGCAACTGAGTCAGAAGTCCAAGTAACAATAGATCAACATTACGAGTACTCTCGTTTGATTGAAGACATTACTGATGTGCAAGCACTTGCTTCACTCCGTCAGTTCTACACTTCAGACGCAGGCTATGCACTTGCAAAGCAGGTCGATACTGACTTGTTTGCCTTGGCTAAGTCATTCGGCGATTCTGATGGTGCTGACTACGTACACAGCAACTCGTTCTTTATGGATGCTTCTACAAACTTAACAGCTTACGCTGTTGACACTGTAGCCGCGGCTGACATCTTTTCTGACACTGGCTTCCGTGAAGCAGTCAAAGAGTTAGATGACAACGATACTCCTATGGACGGACGTTTCCTTGTTGTACCTCCATCAGTCGTACAGACTATCCGTGGTATTGACCGTTACAACTCATCTGATTTCGTATCAGGTCAGCCTGTACAAAACGGTAACATCGGTAGCCTTTATGGTATTGACGTTTATGTCTCAACTAACTGCCCTGTTGTAGAAACTGCATCTGCTAACTCTGCGGGTGGAGAGTTGAAAGCAGGTATCCTTGGTCATCGTGACTCAATGGTATTTGCAGAGCAAATGGGTATTCGCTCACAAACTCAGTACAAGCAAGAGTTCTTAGGTGACTTGTTCACTGCAGACACTCTGTATGGCGTAAAAGTTTTACGTCCTGAGTCAGCTCTTACTTTGGTGTTTAACTCCTAAGTAAACTAGCCCCTCTTCGGAGGGGTTTCCTAATTCTATACACTGGAGATTTTAATGGCACTTTATCGTGGTACAGGTGGCGCGGGTGATTCTACTACAGATGCTACAGTTACTGATGTAACAGCCCAAGCAGTCGCCGCTTCATCTTCAGCTTCTGCCGCCGCTACTTCAGCAACACAAGCGGCTACTTCCGCAACTGCGGCTTCTGGCTCAGCAACTACAGCAAGCGGACACGCAACAACAGCACTAGGCCACGCCAATGATGCCAACACTGCTAAAACTGCGGCACAAGCGGCACAGACCGCCGCTGAACTAGCGGCTGATAATATTGATGATATTTACTTAGGAGCTAAATCTAGTGATCCTACAGTAGATAATGATGGCGATGCATTAACAGCCGGTGATTTATATTTTAACACTAGCACCAATACACTTAAAGTTTACACAGGTTCTGCATGGGTTAATGCGGCTGTAAGTGCATCGGATTTTTTAAGTGTAGCTAATAATCTGTCCGATTTAAATAATGCCGCTACTGCACGTACTAATTTAGGTTTAGGTACTGTCGCTACTACAGCATCTACAGACTACGCTACAGCGGCACAGGGTGCTAAAGCTGACTCCGCATTACAAAGCTTTACCGAAACTAACGATTTGTCTGCGGCGGTCGTATGGGCTAACGTCCCAAATTCAAACATTACCCAAGCATCGGTTACGCAACACCAAGCGGCTTTGTCAATTACTGAATCTCAAGTTAGTGATTTAGGAACATACGCGACAACAGCATTATATACAACTACAGTTACAGGATCAGCAGGCTCATCCGATTGGACAGGCTCTGGCCCTTACATTGCAACAAAAACTGTTAGTGGTCTCCTTGCTAATGATACACCAATTGTAGATATTGATTTATCTGGAGCGTCCTATTCAGACGTTACTGACATTGGTGCAGAGTGGGCTACAGTTTATCGTGTGGAAGCAAGTTCAGCCAACACATTAAAGGTATATGCTACAGCAGAACCTGCAAAAAGTTTTTCGCTTCAGATTAAGGTTGTCCGATGAGTGAAGGTTTAGTTGTTAGACGAGGCGGAGGCTCTACTGCTGTTACGGCAGGGGCGGGTTCAGGCGGAACAGAAACAACTGCCGGTGGTAATAAAATACATACGTTTACATCGTCTGGTACATTTACAGTTACTACAGCAGGACTCTTTGATTACGTCATCGTAGGTGGCGGTGGAGGCGGCGGAGGCTCTACCTTGGGTTCTGCAGGTGGTGCAGGTGGTTATCGCTCTTCTATATCTGGCGAAACATCAGGTGCCTTAGCAGGTGTTGAACCTTCTGTTTACTTAGCCGCAGGTGATTACACTATTACTATTGGAGCCGGAGGTGCAGGTACAAATACTGGTACTACTTTAGCTTCTCAAGGTGGAACAACATCGTTCGGAGACCTTGATGTAGATGGCGGCGGTGGAGGTTTTTCTTTCCCCAACGGTGCAGGTGGAGACGGTGGTTGCGGAGGCGGAGCGCAAGCCTACAACAGCGGTTCTCATAGCGGAGGTAAAGGCACATTCCAACACGGATTTAACGGTGGTAGCGCACAAGCTAATGGTGGTGCTAACTATCAAAGTGCCGGAGGTGGCGGTGCAGGAGAAGTTGGCGAAAGCGTTACTGGAGCCGGTATTAATGGTGGTGACGGCGGTGATGGTATTCAGTCTTCTGTTAATGGTACAGCCACTTACTATGCAGGCGGTGGCGGCGGATCAGGCTTAGGCGGCTTGGCAGGTACTGGCGGTCAAGGTGGTGGTGGTAACGGTGGAACCGCAGGCGGTGTTGCAGGCGGAAACGGTACGGCTAACACTGGAGGCGGCGGTGGCGGTGGTTACAGTGCTACTGGCGGTAACGGCGGTACAGGCGTTGTCATCATCCGGTACGCAGTTTAATCGTAAGGAAATTTAATAATGGCCCACTTTGCAGAAATTGATGCAAATAACATAGTACAAAGAGTTATTGTTGTTTCTAATGATGACTGTGGAGGTGGTATCTATCCCGGCTCTGAAGCTATTGGATCAGAGTTTTGTAGCCAACTCTTAGGTGGAACTTGGAAGCAAACTTCCTACAACTCTAACTTTCGTAAGAATTACGCAGGTAAAGGTTTTGAGTTTGATGTGGCAAATGATTGCTTTTGGTCTCCACAGCCATATGCTTCTTGGACTAAAAACACAACAACTCTTGCGTGGGAATCTCCTATTACTAAACCCGAAGGTAATTATGTTTGGGATGAAGAAGCATACCAAGCAGATAACACTACCGGGTGGAACGCCATCAGCTTAGCTGAGTAAGGGCAGGATGTGAACGAAATGGCAACAGAAAGCACTAAGACACTCGTAGACGGTTTAAGTGTAGTTACAGTAGTAGGTACGATTGGTGAAATGTTGCCTCCATTGGCGGCATTGTTTACACTGGTGTGGACAGCTATTCGCATTTACGAAACAAAAACAGTAAGAAAGATGTTGGGCAAGGATCGCCCAGATGATAGCTGAGTTGGCCGCCGCTAATGCGGCCTTTGGCGTTATTAAACAAACCATTGCTAATGGTAAAGAACTGTATGAAGCAGGAGACGCATTAGCAGACTACTTTGGCCTCAAGGCTACAATACAAAAGAAAGCACATGAACATGGATATAAATCTGATCTCCAAGCATTCATGGCTACAGAGCGTCTCAAAGAGTATGAAAACACGCTCAAACAAATGATGATCTGGCAAGGGCGAGCCGGGTTATGGACTGATTGGTTAAACTACCAAAGTAAAATGAAGGAAAGCCGTGAAGCCGCAAAAAAAGCTGAGAAAGCCAAAAAAGCTCAACGTAAAAAACAGATTATGGATTGGTGCCTTTGCATTACTTTGGGTATTAGCATTCTCTCAGCCGTCGGTTTGGTGATATATATATTTTACTGGTTAAGTAAACAAGGATAAATTATGTGGAAGGTTGTAGGAATTTATTACATTTTAGTAGCTACAAATACTTTTCAAGTAATCGACATGCACACCTTTGACAAACCAGAAGAGTGTTTTTTACAAGCCATGAGCATTATGAAGGATAAGGAAGACCCTCGTAACATGGCCTGTATTCCACTTCACAAAGAGCCTAAAGGCGATGCTACATGATTGGGCTAGTCACAGCTATCACGAACTTGGCAGGTACATGGGTCAGTGCCAAGGCGGAATCAACCAAAGCCACTGCAGAGGCGAAAGCCACCGCACTGAAAACAGCGGCACAGTCCACAGCGGATTGGGAACGCATAATGGCAGAGTCTTCCAAGAACTCGTGGAAGGACGAGTGGCTTACAATAGTGTTCAGCATACCTTTGATCCTTGTCTTTATACCAAGCATGGTAGGGCATATTCAATCAGGGTTTACAGCATTGGCAACTTTGCCGACTTGGTATCATGAAATACTCATGGTAATTGTACTGGCCTCATTCGGTGTCAAAGCCGGTAAAGGCCTTATGGAAATGATAGGGAAAAAGTAACATGCCGGGATATGGATACGGATCAGGAATGAAAAAAACTACCACAGCAAAAAAGAAAAAGCCGATGGTAGCTAAGAAAACAATGCCTAAGAAACCCACAAGGAAAGCATAATGGCTAAAGGTGTGAAGCATTACTTTAGGGATGGTACTGAACACAAAGGTGGTATGCATAAAATGCCAAACGGTGAATTACACTCTGGTATGCGGCACACTAAAAATTCTAAACGTCTCTACCACTTTAGAGATTTGTCAAAAACTGCACAAAAAAAGGCTAAGTAATATGCAAGGTAAAAAACATCGTGATCCAGGTGCTGTACAACGTGCTATGAAAAAAGAAGCATCTGCACGTAAAAAAGATGCGGCGTTTGCCAAAAAAGTTGGATTAACCGCAAAGCAGAAAAAATTACCAAAAGCATTGCAATCTAAAATTATTAAAGCAAAAAAGAAAAAGTAATGGCCGCCAAAAAAAAGAAGCTAGACGCTTGTGCTAAGAAGGTCAAAAGCCGCTATAAGGTTTGGCCTTCAGCGTATGCATCAGGGGCTGTAGCAAAGTGCCGAAAGGTAGGTGCTAAGAACTGGGGAAACAAGAGTGGCCGTAAGAAAAAGTAAGTCTGGTGAGTCACTCAAGAAGTGGTTTAGCCAGAATCAAGGCAAGGGTTGGGTAGACTGCAAGACAGGGAAGCCTTGTGGTCGCTCAGGGCCGAAGGACAAGCGTAAGAGTTATCCTGCTTGTAGACCTACTAAGGCCGCTTGTAAAGCCGCAGGTGCAAAGACAGCTATGGCTAAGAAGAAGTCTTCTAAGCGTGTCAACTGGAAGAAAAAGAAATGAGTATTCGTAAGTCTTTTGGAGCTACACTAACAGGATCAGCAACGGCAGTTTACACAGTTCCTGCAGGCAAAAAAGCTGAATGGGTTCATGCTTACATTACTAATGTCTCTGGTTCTAATGGGACAGTTACTATGTCTGTTAATGGTTTAGTTTTACTAGATTCTTATAGCGTGTCTTCCAAAGATTTTAAAGACATTGGCGGACATGAAAATACGTTTGTGTTTATAGATGCAGGACAAACAATTACAGCCAGTGCCACACAATCTATGACACTAATTGTATCTGTCATAGAACACAACGATATTGTCCAAGGAGGCTAAATGCCTAAGTCTAAAGACCCTAAGTTAGCTCGTGCGGGTGTTAGTGCTTACAACAAACCTAAACGTACGCCCGGCGGTTCTAAAAAGTTTGTTGTAGTTGCTAAAGAAGGCGATACGACTAAGACAATTCGATTTGGTGATCCTAACATGACTATTAAAAAAGATCAACCTAAGCGCCGTAAGAGCTTTCGTGCTAGGCATAAGTGCGATACTAATCCACCTAGCAAACTCACAGCACGTTATTGGTCTTGTAAAAAATGGTAGGGGTTGACAAACACACAAAAGTGTGGTATAATAATCTCTTAAGTAGGAAAAACAAATGACGTATCTTCAATTAGTAAATAATGTTCTTAAACGCTTAAGAGAGCGTACAGTGTCAACTGTGTCTGAGAATACATACTCAGAGCTTATCGGTGTTCTAATCAACGATGCAAAAGAAGAAGTAGAAAACGCTTGGTTGTGGGCGCCTCTTAAAACAACACTAACATTAACAACTGTTGCTGATACGTTTAGCTACGAACTTAATGGTACTCAAGGACGATTTAAGTTACTTGATGTGTTGAATGACACAAGTAATTTTTTTATGACTACTCGAACTACTTCAGACTTTAACAACTTATTTTTGAATAACACACCTGCAACTGGATCGCCCCGGTACTACAACTTTAACGGTGCGTCTTCTGACGGAGATACATTAGTTGATGTTTACCCTATTCCTAACGGTGTGTACTCACTTCGATTTAACGTAGTTGCTCCACAAGCAGAGCTGACTACAGACAGTACATCAATTCTTGTTCCTTCTAAACCAGTCCAAATGCTTGCGTATGCTAAAGCAATTGAAGAGCGTGGAGAAGATGGTGGCGTTAGTGCTCAATCTGCTTACGCAACTGCTCAACGTGTACTTAATGACGCGATTGCACTTGATGCAGATCAAAATCCTGACGAACTAATCTGGACAGTCTAATGCCATTACAAACAGTTAGCATTGCCGCTCCCGGATTCTACGGGCTTAACACACAGGATTCAGGTATTACTCTTGACACTGGGTTTGCGTCTACGGCAACCAACTGTATTATTGACCGTTTTGGACGCTTGGGTGCGCGTAAGGGATGGTCTTATGTGACTAGCTCTGGCGGTACTGCCACAAACATTGTAGGGCTACACCGTCACGTAGATATTAATGGTACTGAGACAATTATCTCTTGGTCAAATACTAAGTTCTTTACAGGTACAGGTACACTCACTGAGATTACACCGACAACAGACAATACAATTATAGACGGCAACTGGCAGTGTGCTACATTAAACGACAAGGCATACTTTTTTCATCGTGATTATAAACCCATGGTGTATAGCTCAGGTACTATTACAGACATTGAAGATGCAGGAGATTACTCAGGGACTGTCCCACAAGGAAACACGGTCTTGTCTGCATATGGTCGTTTGTGGGTAGCTGATAAGACTAATAATAAAATGACTGTGTACTGGTCAGACCTGTTATCTGGTTCTGATTGGGGTACTGGATCAGCCGGATCAATTGATCTTTCCGCTGTCCTTGTCAATGGTACTGATGAGATTGTAGGCATTGGCGCGCAGAACGGTCAGTTTATTATCTTCTGTAAGAACACTATTGTAATCTTTGATGACTCAACCGGCGGTGCTTCATTTGATCCTGCCACGCTACGACTTGTAGAAGTTATCAATCGCGTTGGTTGCGTTGCAAGAGACAGTATTCAAAACACAGGGCTTGATATATTTTTCTTATCTGAAGATGGTTTACGTAGCCTTGGTCGAGTGGTACAAGAAAAGTCACTCCCAATGCGAGACTTATCCTCCAGTATACGAGATGATTTAGTACAGGCAACACGAACAGAAACTGTAACAAACATCAAGTCTGTTTATTCAGAAGACAATGCATTCTATTTATTATTGTTCCCTAGTTTTAATCGGATTTATGCTTTTGATACTCGTATGCCCTTACAGAATGGTGCGTTACGTGTAACAACATGGTCTAATCAAACACAAGGTGCAATGCTATCTTTACCTAATACCGTATACTTTGGGCAAACAAATGGGATTGCGGAGTATCGGACATATAAAGACAACACTGATGACTATCGTTTTCAATACTATACAAACTACTTAGACTTTGGTAACGCAAGTCAGTTTAAAATTATTAAGAGAATGGCAATTACAGTCATTGGTGGATCAGCGCAGACACTGTTTATGAAAGCAGGATATGACTACAGCGATGCATACCAGACGTTTCCTTTAACATTAACTGATAGCAACCCTGCGGAGTATGGTATAGCAGAGTACAATATTGCTGAGTACACTATAGGTACAGCAGTAGAAAGCATGAGAGCGCCTATCGGGGGAACAGGTAATGTTTTGCAGGTAGGTGTTGAATGTGACATTGATGGGGCAGAGCTATCTGTTCAGAAACTAGATATATTTATTCAACAAGGTAGAGTGTTCTAATGAGTAATTACACTAAAACTACAGACTTTGCGGCAAAGGATTCACTCTCAACCGGTGATGCCGCTAAAATTGTTAAAGGTGCAGAAATTGATGCAGAGTTTGAGGCGATTGAAACTGCGGTTGCAACAAAAGCAGAATTAGCAGGTAGTGCTTCTCAGAACTTTGCTGTCAATGCTCTTAGTGTTGCAGGTGATGTTACCTTAACTGGTAATATTGTAGGCAGAGCCGCAGTGGTGGCTTGGGCGCGTTTTGACGGCACAGGTACTGTTGCATTGTATGATAGTTTTAATGTCTCTGCTCTTACAGACAATGGAACTGGCGACTACACACTAACGCTTACAAATACACTAGACACTATTCATCCTGCTCTTGCGGGAAGCGCGGGGCCGGTAGACCGTATGGTTTTCTTTGATATGGATAATGGTAATAACAATACAGAGATTCAGACCAAAGTATTGAATGTTAGTGCTGACGCTCTGGCAGATTCTGACTTTGTTTGTGTCGTTGCTGTAGCTTAAGGAAGATCAAATGTCACAAGTAATTATTTACCCTAACACTAACGGCGGAGTGGCTGTTGTAACTCCGGTTTTATCTGAAGGTGAGACAGTTCAGGATATTGCCGCAAAGGTTGTACCTGAAGGTGTGTCGTCTCAAATTATTAACAAGACAGAAATACCAACGGATCGTACATTAAGAGCCGCTTGGGAGTACGGAGTATCAGCAGTAGAAGTAAACGTCACTAAAGCAAAAGACCTTGCTCATACTGTTAGAAGAACTGCTCGTGCAAAAGAGTTTGCACCTTACGATGACATCATTGCTAAACAGATTCCGGGAGCAGACGCTACAGAAGCTGAAGCACAACGTGTACTAATTCGTTCTAAGTATGATACTAAACAAACAGAGATTGATGATTGCACTACTCCTGAAGCAATAACAACAATTGTAAAAGGAATGATCTCATGATCTTAGCAAATCTTAGACCACCGGCAACCCCAATGATTCCTAACTTTACACAGCAGGGTATGTTCGGCGGAGTAAGTTATCCACAGTTCAACAGGGAGTATAATCCATATCAATCGTACAATCCCTTTCAATTGGGTAGTCCTTACATGATGAATCCCTATCGTAGTATGTTTAGTCCGTTTATGCAACAACCTATCATGTATGATCCTTTAAGGCAAAGTCAACTAACTGGCGGAACTCCAAATGATCCGTCAACAGGTAATCCAATGTTTACCAATCAAGAATTTTTTGGGTTGCTAAGTAATTTATTACCCGGCGTTTCGGCATTAAGAGGAGTTGGTAATACTATTGCAGGTGGACTGAAATTTTTTGGCGGTAATACTACTCCAAGTACAACAGATGATGCAAGAAGTATGTCATCTAGTCAAGCTTCTTCTTTAAGGGCGGCAGATACTTCCTACGGCCCAAGTTATTAAGGACTAAAATATGTTAGAACGATTAGCACTAGCCGCGGCACCCGCATTGATCGGGGGTCTTTTTGGGGGAGGAGATAGCGGTGGTCAACGTATCTCTCAAGAAGCAGTAAATCGTGCAAGAGAGATTGCACCTTACGGTACATTTAGACCGTACACTGTAACGACATCAATGGGTCAACAGGGCTACAATCCTATTACTGGTCAACAGTACTCAATGATGACTCCTCAGTATCAACAGTTACTGAATCAGTCTCTTGCGGGTGCAAGTAATATTTATGGTCAGTTAGGTTCTTTTGATCCTGCCGAGCGAGCGCAAGAAATTTACCAAGAACAAGAAAAAATGTTACGACCTTCATTCCAACAGCAAGCAACTGATCTACAATCTCGTTTGTTTGGTTCTGGGCGTTTAGGGCTACGTCTTGCAGGCGAATCACAAGGACTTGGTACAGATTCAGGAATGGTACAACCTGACGCACTTGGTTTAGGCAGAGCGCAACAACAGACTCTTGCACAGCTTGCGGCAGGTTCACGGTCACAGGCATTAGGTGAAATGCAACAGTTACAAGGCGTTGCAGGCAATCTGCTTCAGTCTGGCTTGGGTATCACAGGTACAGAAGCTGAGCTAATCAAGTTAGGGGTTGATGCTGAGACTGCACGTGCGGCGGCACAGTATGCGGCAGGTAATTTAGAACTATCACCCTACGGCGTAGCAACTCAGGCTTCAGCACAAGCGGGTACTAATCGCATGAATTTGTTTGGTGGTATCAGTTCTGGTTTGTTAAGTACTCCGGGTTTGTTTAGTTCTACGACACAATCCGCGGCAACGCCTATGTTTGGCCCATTAGCCGGAGGGTATGCCGGAGCAACTACACCTGCTCAAAGCTACGCTAATAATTTCTTATTTAATTTATTACCGAGGTAGCCTCATGGCAACACGTAATCAAGTATTAAGTCTGTTTGGTGCATCACCTGAGCAGATTATGCAACAAGAAGCAATGCGTCAAACGGAAATTGTTCAATCAATTCGTAATCCTTATCAACAAATGGGTACTGCAATTGGTGTAGGGCTTGGGCGTTTATTTGGCGGAGAGTCTGCAGATGTCACACGTCAGCGTGAACTCTACAGTCAACTACAAGGTGTTAACTTTGAAAGCCCTGAGCAGATGCGTGCGGCGGCGGCTACGTTAGCCTCTCAGTTTCCTGATCGTGCGTTGCAATTGTTAGCAATGGCAGATCAAAGAGAAACTTCAGCACAACAACGTGCTACCTTAGAAGCACAAGCTGAAGAGGCTCAAGCAACGTCAGGTTTCAAAGGTGCTCAACAAGAAAAAATTGAAGGCTTTGAAAAAGTTCAAACTATTGTACCGCAAACAGTAACAGATGCATTAGGAGGAAGTAGAACCAGTTATAAAATTACTGAAATTACTGTACCTACATCTGAAGCACAATCTTTTAGGGACACGTTTAATGAAAGATATAAAGCTCTTACAGGAAACGACGCTCCTGATGTAATCACGGCAGATGATGCACGAGGTACGTTTGTTGCAAGACGTTATGTTAACGGGGATCCAATAGATGTTTATGTAGACGATGAAGGTAACCAAACAGCTTACACTGCAGATGGTGAAAAATACACACCTGCTCAACCAACAGAACAACTTCAATCTACTGTAACTCCATCGACTACTACTCCTAATCGCCGTGGCCAAATGGGAAAAAATCGCTAATGTCAATTAGAGTTGATCATCCTGTATTAGGTAGAGTTGAATTACCTGATGGGACTCCTCCTGATCAGATAGAAGAAATTCTACTACGAGTTGGATCAGTTACTGAACCTGAAGGCACGTCAGGAGAGGTGTTCTTTAATCAATTAGGTGAGGGACTTGAATCATCTATTGAGGGTATCTCAAATCTTACAGGCTTAGGCTTCTATGAAGACTCATATGAAGATGAGTTTCGTAGTCGTGTACAGCTAAAGCAATCTCCATACGCAGGTTATGGTGGTTTACTTGTTGGTTCTATTCTTGATCCAGTCACACTACCTGCGGCTTTTTTAAAACCAATTACCCTTGGAAGTAAACTTGCAACTGGCGTAGCACGTGGCGGTATTGTCGGTGCGGCAGGCGGTGCAGTCGAACCTGTGTTTGAAGAGTTTGATGATAGCAGACTTTTAAACACAACAGTAGGGGCTGCATTTGGTGGTGCTCTTGGTGGAGCATTGTCTAAGTTTATAGCGCGTGACGTTACGCCACCAACAAAACAAGAAGTAGATGAAGGTGTTGACTCAGCACTTGAAGATGTTGCAGAAGCAGTACAGCCTGCTACTCGTACTAAGACTGTGGATGAAGCGCGTCAAGAAATTGAAGCTGAACTCGAAGCTAAATCAAAAAGTGGAATTACTCTTGACACCGAAGAAGTTATTCAAAAAGGTATTGATGAAAGACTTGCACGTGTTGAGCAGATTGAGCAAGCTTCAGCAAAACGTACTAAAGGGTTACGGGCGAAAGATGATAAAGCGGCAGGACAAGAAGCGTTAGAAAGGTTTGAAGGTATTCGCTCACGGTTAATGGGTGAAGTACGTGAGATGCGTTTGCGTATTAAAAAAGGTCAAGAAGGCAGAGCCGCAGGAGCAGAGCTAGCTAATCTTAAAACAGGACAAGTAGATAAACTATCTTCTGAAACACAAGCCCGTTTAGTACCAACAGAAGTTGAAGGAAAAACACCTGTTGTTCGAGAAGTAACACCACAACAACCAGAAGTGCAGATAGCACAACAAGCAGGTCAACCAATTACTCAGGCTACTGAGCAAACTGCAGAAGGTTTTGCTCCACTGCAAATGGGCTTTGAGCCACGTACATCAGCAGGATCTGCAGGTGTTAGACCAGAGCAACGTTATGCAGGTCAAGCGGCAGAGGGTGTTGATGAAACAGAACTTGTATCATCTGCGTGGTCTCGTAAGAATGTCGAGCCTGCGGCAGATCAAGGTTTTGAATTACCAGAGCAAGACCTAAGACGTGCGGCACAGCGTCAGTCTGCGGCATCAGAAAGACTGCAAGATCTGATGGGACACAAGTTTGGAGCATACACGTTTGACTACAACCCCCGAATGGAACAAGAAGTTAAAGAGCTAATTGGTGAAGACTTTGACTCTCTTGTTGATTGGTTGATTGACGCAGGACGCAAAGGAAAAGTATTTAATTTCCAAGAGCAAAGACTACTTGAACCACTGAGGGCAGAAGCAGAGCAACGTATCGCAACAACCTACAAGGCTATGCGTAAGATGCGTTCTCAAGGATCATTCAGAAGTACCACATACACAGAAGATGAATACAATGCTGTCATGGACTTACAGTTCTATAGCTATATTGCTGACATCATTGATACCAACGGTACTCGTGCATCACATGCATTAAAAGAGATCCAGAACATTAAAGCCAATCGCAGAAAAAATGCCGCTAAAGTAAAAGCAGGTAAGCCGATTGATGACATCTTTGGAGTTAAGTGTTAATGCCAAAAGTAAGTGAAGCTTGTAATACTAGAGTTAATTTAGCTTTAGATACAATGGAAAATTCAGAGCTTAGTGAAAAAGAACTTGCTATTGCAATTCGTAAAGGATTGAACAAAGCAACTAAGCCTACTCGTTTAAAAGACAAAATACTTGAAGGTGTAATCAATGGATACTTGTCAGGCTTTGGTACACCTATTGCTAACGCTATCTCTGTTGGTGTTCAAAACTTTACAGCACCCACATTAGAAATGATTGGAGCAGTCACAGATAGCCTGCGTCTTACTAAAGGTAATCGTGCATTGGCTGATAGTATGGCTATGTTTGAGGCGGCACTTGAGGGATTTGGTGCTGACATTATGTTCCTGAAACAAGGGTGGAAGAGTGGTTATCCTCTTGACATTACTCGTAGCACTACAGCTTTAGCGCGTCAACTTAAAGTATCTCCTGCAAAAGCACGGCAAATTATTGGCAAAGAGATTGCGGCAAGCAAAGCAAGAATACAGTTTGCAGATCCTGACAACACAGCCACAATGAAACAACTTACGGATGCGTTTGAAAAACAAGGCTTTACACCTGATGAATTTGAAGCATACATGGATGAAGCATATGACTACATTCGTGGTGCAATCCCTGCTGAGTATGGTGGGAATATTATTCGATGGCCTACACGTGCGGCTGTAGCAATTGATGAATATGGTAAGGCTCGATTCCGTAGACAGAAGATAGCACAGATGGCATCAGTCAAAGCGCGAGAAGATTCTGCCAAGGGTATGGGTAACTATCGTGAGTTATATAATCAGTATCGCAAAGAAGCATTATCTGTTGTTGATGAAGGTAAAGCACTTGAAATTGAAGACGTGTTTGGTCAGTTAAAGACAGACATTGGGAGAGTCTTTGGACAATCAGATGAAGATTTTATACCATACAAATCAATAAAAGAGTTTGCATTACGTCAAACATTTCAGGCTCCTTTGATAGGATTTGTAAAGACTGCTCAAGACTTAAGACGTGATAACGCACTACTTACTTATTTTGTTCCTTTTATTAAAACTCCTTGGAACATATTGAAGGAAGGAACATCGTTTGTTCCTGGGCTTGGAATTGCTTTGAGACCTAAGTATCTTGAGGGTGCTACTCCTGTGAAGATGAGCAATGATGAGTTGATTCCTCGTCAGATCTTAGGAGCTTCTATGTTCGCAGGTGTTGCGGCTATGTATGGCAGTGGTCAAATTACTGGATCACCTAAGAATGCACAGGAAGCACAGGCATGGAAAGATCAAGGTATTCAACCATTCTCTATTAAGATTGGAGATTCATGGGTAGCGTATCAACGTATTGAGCCGATTGCTACAGTGCTTGGTTTGACATCAGATTTGATACGTATTACAGATGAATACAATCAAAGCAAAGATCCAGACAAAGATGAGAAGTGGTTAGAAAATCGAGTAAAGCCAATACTGACTGCATTAAAATCAAACATGTTTAGTAAATCTTTTATGGAAGGTTTTTCAAACATTACAGAAGTTGTGGCTGACCCTGCTCGTTACATTGAATCATTTACTGCGGCAGGATTAAGACCTCTGTCTCCTGCATTCTTAAACATGGTTGCACGCTCAACAGATTCATACGAACGCTTGGCTACAACACCACTTGAAAAACTACAGCAACGGTTCCCAATAATTCGTAGGGATTTGCCTATGGAATACGGTGCTATTGGTGGGCCACGTGAGACAGACTTTATACAAGCAATTACAGGCTTCGGTGTTAAGTCAACACCGCAATCAGAACTACAACAAGAGTTAACTGATCTTAACTTTACCAAGGGACGTGTAGGTGACACCATCATGCGAGTTGGTCTGACCACTGAACAGCTTGGTGAGTTCAGACAGATGTCAGCAGAGATGCTCACACCAATACTTGAGAGATTGATTAGATCACCATCGTACAAGAACATGAGTAAGTCACGTCGAAAGAAAGTACTTGAGGATGTAACAACTAAAGCGCAAGGAAAGATTCGTATGGCTTACTTTGCTCAGTTACGTAGAGAAGATCCTGAAGTAGCGCGTAAGTATTACAATCAAGAGATCTTGAAGCGTGGACTAGAAGATGATATTCCTCAGAGGGCTAAGTAGGTTAACTTGGTTAACCTCAAAAAGAAGGGGACTATGAAGTCCCCCTAAGTCCACTGGAGGGTGGTTCAGTCTTCAACGATGCCGTAGACATCGCCGATCATGATCTTTACAAATGGTATGTTAATAATAAAACCATTGAAGAAGTATACTTCTGCCTCATCAATAGTCTCCCATTGTTTAAAACCTAATACTGGTTGATCTTCCACTGTCTCTGCTGACAGTCCAAATACGTGGTGAAATCTAGCTGTTACCATCCCCAATCTTCTCCTTCCAAACCATGTGCATTGTAGTCTGTAACTCTCTTCTCAAAGAAGTTAGAAATAGAACTACCTCCCAACAACTCTTCCATCCACGGTAGAGGGTTCTCTTTAACCTTCCAGTTCGTCTTAAGACCAAGTTGCAGTAAACGTCTGTCTGCGAGGTAGCGAATGTACTGCTTAACATCTGCCGCCGCGAGACCTTCCAAGTCACCCATCTCATACGCAAGATCAATAACCCTGTCTTCAAGTTTGACTGCAGTCCGAAACATCTCGTAGATATCTTTCTTGAAATCATCATTCACTACTCGTGGATGCTCATCGCAGAACTCCCTAAATAATTTAGCCATACCTTCTGCGTGTTGTGACTCATCACGTACTGACCACTCAACAACTGTACACATTCCGGGCATCTTACCCTGACGTTGATAATTTAAGAGCATAGCAAACGCACTGAACAGTGACATGCCTTCATTAAGTACAGAACGTGCGATAGCCAGTGCAGTTCCTTGATGACTATGCATGTCAATGTCACCCATAAAATCTACCTTCTCAGCCATCTGCTGATACTCTAAGAAGGTTGTGAACTCTTCTTCAGGTAGTCCCAGAGTATCATTGAGCAGGGCGTAGGCTCGTTGGTGGATGAACTCTCGTGAAGCAAAGGCCGTGAGCATGGCTCTGATCTCATTGTTCTTGAACTTGGGAATGTAATACTCCAAGTAGTTTGTTCCAACCGCCACGTCTGTTTGTGTAAATAACCGCAGGATCTGGGTGATGTGGTTCTTTTCTTCCTGCGATAATGCTCCTGACTTCCAATGATTGACATCCGTCTGTAACTCCAGTTCGTCCTCAATCCAGTGGATACGCTCATGTTCTGTTGCGTATGTCACTGCCCAAGGGTATGAGAATGGTTTATAGCTTTTGCTCTGTTCCTGCAAGCTCATATATTTGTTTCTCCAGTGTGTCTAGTTTATTGGTCAATTGTTGTATGACTGTAAAGCAGTCATTAAGTAATCGTTTATTAAATGGGTCGTGGTCTTTCACCAAGTCTAATATCTTAAGTAATGTTTGTGCTTCTTCTTTCATATGTTATCCTTGACAACTTACGCATACATCATCATCCTCAAAGTCCTTGAGAGCATTACGATCTACTTTAGTCCCAACCTTTTCCGCTGTAACACCTGCAGTCGTTCGGAGATAGTATAATCCTTTAAGTCCTTCCTTCCACGCCTTGAGGTGTACCTGATTGACAATAGCCTTGTCAGTCCCGGACGGGAAGAAGACGTTAACACTCTGTCCTTGGCATATAAAATCCTGTCTTTTAGCGGAGTGTTCAACAACCCATCCCTGATCGAGTTCAAACGCTGTCTTAAACGTTGCTTTCTCATCGTCGGATAAGAACTCCAAGTGCTGTACAGAGCCTTCGTTCTCAATGATAGACTGCCAAACCTTCTTGGTATTCTGGTTGTATTCATCTAACAGTTCTTCCAGATATGTATTACGCACTGTATGACTGCCTGCACGAGTACGATGCACATAACAATTGCTGATACGAGGCTCAATAGAAGCACTACAACCACAGAGAATGGAACTGTTAGCATTGGGTGCAATCGCGAGCAAGTGCATGTTACGAACGCCAGTGCCTTCTCCATCAGGACACTCTCCCCGTTCAGTAGCCAGTGCATAAGTGGCTTCCTTAGCCTGTGACTTAATCTCTTTAAAGATACCATAGTTCTCACTCGCCGCTTGCCATGACTCCCACGCTATGCCTTTGCCTTGGAGGTACCCATGGAAGCCCATTGCTCCAAGGCCGATTGAACGCTCTCTATATGCTGAGTAGACAGCTTTTCCCAGTTCTTCTGGTGCGTTGTCGATAAAATATTGAAGCACGTTGTCCAAGAGTCGGATAAGGTCTCCAACCATTCCACTTGTTCTCCACTCGTCATACTTTTCAAGGTTGACTGAGGAGAGACAGCAGACTGCTGTGCGTTCTTCATTTGTTGCGAGATGGATTTCATTGCAGAGGTTACTGCCATTAATTGACAATCCAAGTTTTCTTTGAGCCTCTGGTAAAGATCGTCGGGCTGTGTCGATAAAGTTAAGGTATGGGCTACCAGTTCTGAACCTAGCTTCAAGGATTCGTTGCCACAGTTTGCGAGCTTTAACTGTATCTCTGACAATTCCTGTATTCGGGTCTGTAAGGTTGAAGTCTGAATCATTTATCACTGCCTCCATAAAGTCATCTGTGATATTCACTGCGTTAAATAAATTAAAACACTTGCGGTTTATATCTCCACCCGTTGCTACTTTGAAGGAAACAAACTCCTCAATGTCAGGGTGCGATACATCCATGTATGCGGCATAGCTACCTTTTCTTGTCTTTCCTTGTTTGTAAGCTGTCATCTGGCTGTCCACTACTTTCATGAACGGTATCGGGCCGGGGGCTTTGTCGCTGATCCCTCTCACGTCTGACCAATGCCCACCCACACCGCCGCCCTTTACGGAAAGCCATGCTACTTCACCATTGTGTTCAATAAGAGAATCAAGATTGTCCCCCACGTAAGTAAGGAAACAGCTAATAGGCAAGCCCCTATTGTCTCTTGTATCGTCAGGTGCGTTTGAAAGCACAGGTGACGCAAACATAAACCAACCTTTGCTAGCGTAATCGTAAATGCGTTGAGCAAGATCGAGGTCATCTTTACAATAAGCAACTGCGGCACGCGCAAAAGCTTCTTGAGGACTTGTCTCATGTTCAAACATGTAGTAGTCCCGCATAAGTGTAATCGCTTGATCGCTGAGGCGAGAGTCTCTTTCAACATCAATCGTTATCCCAAGGTGTTGTTTCATCGAAATCATTCTCCAGTGTATCTTGGTGTTTTTCGATTCGGTCTGTGAATCTTTCTACTAAGTCTTCTGAGGTGATGTCCAATGTTTCCATCAGAGTCACCTCATCCAACTGCTTGAGTTTATCCTTAATTTCTTCAAGCGTGAACATCTATTCTACCATACTTCTATCAGCTTGTCAAGGTAATGTTTGCATTTCTGCAAATCAATTGCTCCGCCTTTGTCCTGAAAGCGAGAGATGTACTTGATTACATTACCAATTAGGTAACCTTTGAACTGCTCTTCAGCCAGTACTACTTCCATGTAATCCCAAGGCTGAATAGACTTTTGGTAATGGTCTCCTCCAATCTGATGGTTCCTTGCCATCTCATACAGATCAGACATATCTGTTCCTCAAGTAATTGATAGACACTGGCATCTCATCGAATGTACCATCTTGTACCTCATGCAACATCCAGATACCAGACCATGATCCGTTAGTCTGTGGGTTCAAGTAGTCCTCATCATGTTGATAGAAGATACCTGCAAACAATCCAGTGATACGCTTACCGTCTGCTCTGCGTGCGTAGCTGATTGATCTGTCTTGAACATGACCCATCACACACGACATGTGTTGCTTGTTGATCAGCGCATTGGATGAACTCACTGGTCTCCCCATAACACCAGATACAAAGTAATGGCTATAACAAACGCCATCAATAACCACTGGCTGTAAGAATCCATAGACTTCCCATCCCATCTCTTTCAAGTATAAATCATCGAAAGACATAAGTCCTTCAAGTTTAGGATCAGATTCAATTGCACGAGCAATACGATTCTCATGGTTACCAAGTGTGAATACCAGACGAGGGTTCCACTGCTTGTGTTTGTTACGCGCTAGTCTTTTCTGCTCCTTACGAATAGGTGCAAGGAACGCTTGCATACCTTCGATACCTGAGTTGATATCGTTAATGTACCTACGTCCTTCAAATGATTTCTTACCAACGTCATACGTAGACAGTGATGGCATATCAAAGTGATCGCCAATGTGTACGATAACATCAGGCTTTTTCTCCACAGCATATTGTCCTGCCCACTTCAAATGCTCGATAGGATTACCGGGCTTCACTTGCGTGTCAGGTATTACCATGTGTTTCATCTGTATCTCCAGAGGTTAACTTGGTTAACCTTAGTAATTCAAAAAAATGCTCCGCGTCTACGACTGCGAGAGGCTTGCGTCTGTTTTCTTTAACGATGACAAGTGGTTGTGCATCGCCTCGATTGTTGCACTGGTCAACAAAACGATAGACTCCAACTCGCGCAAGCGACTTGCATTCGACATCATACGCGAAAGACTTGCTAGCCAGAGGGCTAAGTTGAACATCACTGCCACTAACACCCATGCTTGTTGATCTAACATCATCACTCTCCAGATGTGGATACGTCTTGAGTATCTGTTCCGCTGTCCATTGCTGTAGTTTTCTGCCCTTTGCTTTGGCACTCTGTGTCTTCATACGGCGGTTCCCAAATCTCATCACGGGTACGCTGAAGGTGCAAGAGGACTCCATTCTCAATTGCACGTTCAACACTTCCTAACTTCTCAGCGCATGTTGCAAACATCTCACGCTGTGTCTTCCCTTCCAATAACTTCCTTGCGGTTACAGGCCCAATCCCTTTGACACCAATGATGTTATCAATACGATCACCAGTGAGAAACTGCATATAGAAGTTAAGTATACCCTCTTCTTGTGTAACGTAATACTTCTCATCCTTGACAAAGTTGTAGTGCCATCCCTGCACTTGATCAAAGTCTTTGTCCAGAGAAACAATGATGGACTCGTCGCCCTGTTCAGTTGCCGCAATAGCAATCTCATCATCAGCTTCATTCCCCTCAGAGACTACACCATTCCAAGAAAGTTCAAGGTACTCTCGCAACAAGGCATGATGGATAGGTTTCTCACCCTTGCGATTTCCCTTGTAAGGGGCGGTGACTGCAACACCAAACCGGAAGTTATCTCTACCAGTCAGGTATGTTCTCCAGTCAGATACTTCCAACTTGAACATCAGCATGTCCTCCAAGAACTTAGCCATCGTCCTGATAGCCACGTCCTCAGACTCTTCGTTGGTTGCAAAGCCTATGCGATAGCACAGGATGTCACCGTCAATCAACGCAATCACAGCGTCTCATCATCCTCGACAAGCTCTGGGACATACGCATTGAGGTCAGTGACCACGAGCTTGGAGATACCAAGGGACATACCAGACTGTCCTGTTGGAGACTTCCATGAGTATGGCTTGACCATGATGTTAGCCTTTGAGCCATTGCCCACCTTGATGTCACGAGAGATGACAGCACCATTCTTGTCATGCGGAGTGATCTCGTAGTTAGATGACTTGCATGTGACAAAGAAACCTTTCTCAGGCTTGTTAGAATCTTGGCGTACCTTGACACCAGTCTTCTCGATTGCTTCTACCTGATCACCAGATAGATTAACCAAGTCCACTTGGAACTTGTTGCTGAGTTTGTTACGCTCGTAGAGGAACGGCCACATCAGTTCCACGTCTTCAAGCTTGAATACTTCGCTCATACTTTTCTCCTGTAGGAAGTAATTGAACATATATTATAACACACATTGTTAGTGCGTGTCAAACCAATTGTTACCAAGTTTTGCTTCAGCATCCACCGGACATCGAAACCCCAACACCTCGCCCGCTTTACGGGCAGAGTCAACCATGATTGCCGCAACTTCTTCGCCATATCTCTCCTCTGTTTCAATCTGTATTTCATCATGGACAAACGCAACCTGCTTAACAGGGAGCTTTCTAGTCTTGAATGTCTGGTGCGCTTCAACACACCATTGCTTTGCAATAATAGCCCCGCAACCTTGAAGGAGGCTGTTGAGTGCGGCGTGCTCAGATCGAACAATGATTATTCTACCATCCAACCCCGGTACGTACCCTTTGCTTGCCACTTTCTTAACCTTTTCCATAAGCCTTGAGAGCGCAGGGGTGTTAGCATAAAAGCGAGACAATACTTCTTGCCCTTCTTTTGCACCGCCTCCGACAATACTACCAATTTTACTTGGCCCTGCTCCGTATAAGGTAGCATAGATAAGAGTCTTAGCTTGTGGTCTTGTAATACCTGCGGCATCCGCATTCTTCTGATGGATGTCACCATTCAATAACTCCTCTGTCCAATCAGCATCCTGCATGTAATGTGCAAGACAACGTAGCTCGATACCTGCAAGGTCTGTCCCAACAAGAACATTATCATTATCGACAGTCCACAACCTGCGACACTCGCTACCATACTCGCTGTTGACACTAGGTATCTGTCCCATATTGGGACTCTGATGTGTCATCCGTCCTGTCACAGCACCATTAGTGATCACCCTACCGTGTACCCTACCGTCATCCTTGACGTTATCAATCCAAGAGTCTAACAAACCAACACGCTTCTGTATCATCAGATATTCTGCAATCAGTTGTGCTTCAGGTAAGTCAATAGCCTTGAGCGTACCTTCGTCAACTATGATAGTACCTTTCTCAGTCGTCTTAGTAAAGACAACACCACGCTCCTGAAGACGCTCTGCGATTTGTTTACGTGACCCCACATTGAATACGGCAACCCCGTCCTTGAGTCTCTTTCCCGTCTTCTCTGACCAACGCTCTTCCACAATCGGAGGAAATATATTTTGTAAGTGATCAGTAATATAAGCCATTCGATCCTTAAGTTTAGCCAACAAAGAGATAGCTTCTTTCTCATCGAGTTTGAATCCATTGTCTTCCTGCTTCTTCATGATGTGTGCAATTTGATGTTCAAGATCAACAGAGTGACCGTAGCATTCCAATTCTCTTGACAACTTGTCATATAGTTTGACGGTTACGTTGACATCCTGCATACAATAGTCAGCCATCTCATCAGTGTAACCTCCATCAAAATCAGTAAAGTCATCCTTAAAATCACCGAGCCTTTCGCCCCATGCACGTAGACTATGACCACCCTCCAACGATGGATTCCATAGCCTTGACATGACCAGAGTATCACGAACTTTGGAGAGGGGAATCTTGACTCCCCAAACCCGTGAC